ACTAGGTTTATAGACTTCAATTGAATCATTATCCTCAGAGAGATATTGATTATAAAGTTCTATAATTCTTTCATCTTTAGATTCAGTCATTGTTATAACCTTATCAAGTTTAATTAAAAAGATATCATCATTTGCTATTTCCATCCAGGGTTTAATCTTCACATAAGATGTTGGACCATCGTGAATCACCTTCATTGTGATAGGATTTTGTAGCACTATAATAGGGTCTCCATCGTTCTCATCTACAGATACTAGAGAGAATATTTCTTCGCCTGATATAAGTTTTATGATAGAGTAAAATTCGTCTCCCATTAGTTTTTAAGAGGTATGTTTATAATATCGTAATTAAAGTTTTCTTCATTATAAATTTTAATTCTTTCTATTAAGTGATTGAGGGTATAATTCTTTCTTGATTTATAACTAATATCATCGGCAATATCATATAGAGTTGCCTTTACTTTGTTCTCACCTTTTCTGAGTACTCTTCCGATGGATTGGAGATTTCTGATTCTTGATTTACTAGGGGAAGCAAAGACGACATTATGTAGATTTCTAATATTAATACCAGTAGAAAAAGTACCATAAGAAGCAACGATGATTGCATTATTTTCTTTTTCGGTTACTTCACGAACCTTTTCTCGTTCTTGAGTATCCACTCCACCATGAACGAAAAATACATAACGGTCATTATGCTTATTATTATTTATGAGATCGTATAGCGGTTGTCCGTGACCTTCAACTCTTGAAAATAAGACCAGAGTATTACCTTTAAGATCAAGGGCAAGATTCTTGATAAACTTATTGCGTTTTTCGTGGTTGATGATATATTGAACTTCATCTTCAAAAGTCTCAAACTTATTCGGTGGGTGCTTCAATAGAAGAATATTGATGTCCAGTTTGGCAACATGACCTTTCTGCATCAGTTCATCTGTGCGAATAATTTTATAAGAAGGTCCAAATAAACCTTCCAGAACCCACTTATGTGTTTGACTACCATCCAATGTTCCGGTAAATCCAAAGCGATATTTTGCATCACAAAGTTTCGTCATTATAGATATTAATGACTTGGACTTAAACTGGTGTGCCTCATCTCCTACGACTACATTAAATCTGGAAAAATACTGCTTAGGCAATTTGTAAATGCTTTGCCAAGTGGTAATAATGACTTGAGAATCTGTTTCTCTTTCCTTTCCAGCGTAGATCTTGTGGCAAAATGAACCAACATCCCATCCATAATCTGCAAAATCTTTATACATTTGTTCTACAAGGGAAGTCGTTGGGACAACTATCAAAATATTTTGCTGCTTCTCAACATAATATCTCACAACAGAATATATCATCAACGACTTTCCAGAAGCAGTTGGAGATATCAATAACTTTCGATTATGTCGCAAGGCGTCGTATACTCCCTCAACTTGGTAGTCGCGTGGGGCGTGTCTACTAATTGCAGTCATATAATCTTTCACACCTTCCTTTGAGATTCCTTCATTTACCTCAAAAGGAAGACCATAAAACTTATTATTTGTGAACTCATATGTATATTCATGATCCTCACAGAATCTGATAATTCTATCTAAGAGACCAATATAAATTTCACCAGTCTGTGTATTAAACAAACGAATTTTTCCGTCCCAGTACTTGTTGCGATACTGAGGACTGAATTTTGCATTAGGAACCTCAAATGTAAACTGATCTGCTAGTTCATAATAAATGTGAGGTTCTGCTTTAATATGCAGATATACTTCATTCTTTTTTGATATAATCAAATGACTCATAATTTATATCATTCTGATACAAATATTTATTGGCAATAAAAAAGAGGCATTTCTACCTCAATTAAATCCTGATTGGAACTTGTGCCATTCTATGCTGTTCTTGATTTGATAAGTTCTGTTAGAAACCGTTTTAATAATTTCTTCTAAGAACTTAAGCGTAATGTCATAATATCTTATCTTCAAATCTATTTTAGATAGTCTCTCATCGGCACTCATATACCTCTCTATGGCATCCTTTTCCCTTACCTTATACGGAAATGGTTCTTCAACATAAACCTCTGCTGGTGCCTTTCCTGTGTAGTAGTTATAGCGTTCTAGACGTACTCTGTTGTAGGTTTCCCGCGCTTTCTCACGCAGAAGAGTAATTGTATTGTAGATTGTGTAATACTTGGAATGTAATTGGGGAATTTTTAGGGATTCATCGTGTAGGTTGTCGGGGTCAATGACAGAATCTCTCTGCCACATCTCCTGGATTTCATCAAGATTCATGTACTTGTAAATGGATAAAGTGGTTTACCGTCCATACCTAGTATATCATAGATTGTATACTTAAAGGACACCTCTGCCGTAAAGTAATTGATATCCATAACGGTTGAATCAAAATCTAAAGAAGTTAAAGATACTGGAAAAAGATTTTTAAATTTTACAATTGCTGTTGAGCTATAACTACTGTTCAAAACGTAAAGTGATCCATCACTATATGCTCTATTATAATCTACCGTTCCATTTTGATCTTTGATTAAAACTCCATATTCCTCAAGACTTCCTGAACCACCAAAAGCAGTAATCCAGTTATGGATAATCATATAATTTTCTAGATTTTCATCAACAAGAAATCTTAAATTTAAATCGCCAAAGGTCATTTTTCCACCAGGTTGTGGAATATCATTTAGATAATTTGGTTGAATTAATGTATTAAGAGTTATTTCTGGTATCTTAATAGAATTGCAAAAGAAAGCAACCTTTGGATATTTTGCTAAAGTAAATTTGAATCCAGTTGGAGATAAAAAATTGCGATTAGAAATCTGATTAGCAAGTGCATTTGTTGCCATTTTAGTACCTTCCGTACATTAAACCTTTACTTGGAGTTATTTTTGGTGCAGGTGGTGGGGTCGTTCTTACATAAATCTTTTGCTTTCCAAATTTTTGTGCAGATATATTTTGATCTCCAGAAACATCTCTTGCTGTTTGTAATGCAAGATCGTAACTTGTGGATTTATTATAGTTCCCTGCAGGGCCAAAATTTCCAGTGTCTGAAACTCTTGTGGTGGCAACTGGGGTTTTTGTTCCAGGAGCCCTAGTCATTTGAAGACTAGTTCCAAATGGTGTTGATGGTTTAGAACTTGTTGCTGATTTGTATGGAACAGCAACTAATCGTTGCTTATCATTAAATTTTTCTCCACTTGCAGTTAATGATCCTGGAGTATCTGCTTTACTATAAGAACTTACGTTTACTGGTTTCCAACCATAACGTTTTTGCTCTTTATCGGTATGGGATCTTTGCGTAAATTTACCAGTAGATTTGTTTAAAGTTCCGGGTTTATAATTTTTGTATGCAAGAACTTCTGTTTCGGTTATAAACTCCTTAAACGTCTTCATCGTTTTATTTCTATTTAGATAAAAAAAGACCCCCCTGATGGGAGGTCTGGAGAAATGTGAGCAGAACTCACATCAGGTTTGCAACTTTAACTCTTCTGTAGTAGTTATTTGCATTGGTGGTAAGAGCACCTGCGCCAGCGTCAAGACCCTGAGCGAATGGGTTAGCAACCATTCCGTAACGGGTCTTAAATCCAATCTTAGGTTGGAAGGTGTTCTCTCCAACTGCACGAACCATCTGAAGAGGAACGTATGGGCAGTAGAAAATACCTGCGTCATAAGGAGAAGAACCCTTATATCCAACAACGTAGAACTGGTTAGCTTGTACGTTTGCAGAATATGGATCGATATAAACGCGATACTTACCTTGGAGAACACCAGCGAAGGTGTTGCCAGTGTCATCAACGTTCAGGTTAGCGTTGAGTGCAGGGGTGTAATCGAGAACGCCAGCCATTGCAAGTGCTGAAGCAACGTCAGCAGAGCAAAGGATGGTGTTACCCTTCCCTCTACGAGTTTGCTGTGCAATTGCGTTTGCATCGCGCTCGATTTGGAAGATAAGACCCTTGAACTTCTCAACAGACCAACGACCGTTGGAGTCAACGTCGAGGTCGAAAGTACCAGCAGTAGCGGTATTTACTTGAGCACCAGGTTTAGCAACCTTATAGATTGTTCTGATGACTTCGCGGTTAATTTCAGCAAGAATCTCAGTTGAGAGAATGTTTGCTAATTCCGCTTCAGCATTCAGACCGTGGATTGCCTTGAGGTCTTGAGCGAGTTCAAGTGAGTACTCGGCTTTCAGAGCTCTTGACTTAGCGGTTACAGTGACTTTCTCGATCGAGAATGCCATCTGGTTGAACTGCTCAGATTCGCCAAGCGATTCTGCGTCGTCAGTTCTCATACCCTGACCAACGTTATAAGCTTGTTGGTTAGCGTTGGTTGAGTCTAGGATTGATGGGTTAGATCCTGCCTGAGCAGTAGTACCCATACCAACAGCACCATTGGTCCAACCATTGGTATTGTTGAATGCACTATCTTGACCAGAGAATGCTGAATCTACTTCGTTATAGAAGGTTTCAGTGCCACTCTGAGTCTTATAACGTGAACGCATCGCGAAGATGAGTCCGGTAGGACCATTCATTGGTTGAACGCCACACAGATCATAAGCGATCAGGTTAGGCATTGAGCGTCTGATCAGTGAGATCAGAACGGGGTCGAAACCTTGGAGAGCACCAGTTCCTGAACCACTTAAACCAGTACCTGTTCCAGTCGATGTGCTGGTAAAGTTGGTTGGTGCCTCATAAAGGAACTCACGCTCTTCGCGGATTGTTCTCTCTTGGTTTTCGAGCAGGATTGCGGTTACAGCTCTACGATGTGAATCTTTGATAGGATCAAGACCTTCGTAGTCTAACAGTGGGGACCACTTCTCCTGCAATTGCTCCGTATTGAACATTTGCATTTGTTTTTACCTCTAAAAGTTTTAGTTTGATTGATTATGATTTAAAAATCACTTTTTAGAAACTCTTTGCAGAGTCTGAAGATATGCACTCATAGTGCCACTAACTGATTGAATATTCATATCAGTCTCTTCAGATAGGTTTTCACTAGCGTTTCTTTGAGTACCAGCAGTTCTGGTTGGGAAATAAGACTCCCTCAGGGTTACCAGTTTCTCACGATAGTTTGCTTCACTATCAAACTCAACATTTTCGGCAAGAGAAGCGAGTTTG